TGATAGACGCTGAGGACGGGCAGGTGGGCGAGGTCGTTGGTCATTCCGACAACCATGGAGGTTTGTTCGGAATGGCTCAACTGCTTGAGGCCGAAGCCTAATTTCGGCAAGCGCCGGCCAATCTTGGGGCCGAGCACGTAACCGCCAGCGACGGGCCAAAAAAGGCCCGAGCAATACTCTACTTCGCACCACTCGCTGCGCACCTTGCACTTGGTCTTAAAGCCGAGTTTCTTGTTTTCCTGAACAAGGAACTCCCGGAGGGCTGCCTGGCGTGCGGGTGTGAGGGGGTACTGAAGGACGACGAGACTGTCATCGCCGTTCACGAGCATTTTGTAGTGAGTGTTCTTGAGGCCGTGTTTCATCAGAAGATGATCCAGCTTCATCGCGTTGCCAAACGAGTTCGAGACGGACGTATCCGCTTTGCCGCTCGTCATGGTACCCGGGACCTTATAGGCGAAGAACTTGGAGCGGCCTGTCTTGTTATAGGTCTTACGCTCGACCTCACTAGGGAGGTCATAGTTCTGCATGCCACACGCGTTTTTGAGCACCTGGGAGCACTGTGCCATCCCATGGGCCTGATGGGCGTCATAGCGGCTCTCGTCCAACTCGATGATGGTGACCTCATCGTCGTTGAATTGTTGCCGCCATTTGCCGATGGCCTCTGCGGTCATGCCGCTGGTGTAGCAGATGCGCTCTTCAGCGTTCCACATCTTGCAGAGCTGTTTGCCGCACGCCCAAATGAATGGGCCGTACGACACGTTGAGTGCGTCGGAGCAGCCTTGGATGGCCCTAGGGTCGAAATCTTCGAGGATTTCGCCCGTCTTGAGGGTCACCTCGCGCTTGGTAAACATCTTCATGATGAAATCCTTGTGCTTGAGGCCGTCGTGGCGCACTTCTACGTAGGCTCGTAGGTTGCGTTCGCGTTGGGTCTTGTCTGGGAATTTGTCGTTCCACATCGAGAACAGGGCGTCGTACGTCTCTGTAATTGGCTCGAAGTGTTCCACGACTCTCTTCGCGTGGTCTTGCACGCTTTTCCAGGCGTCGTTGTCCTCCTCGTACGTCTCAACGAGGGCTCGGTTTACGAGGGCTCGGAGCTCATTGTTCTTGGAGGGGTTGGGAACGACAGCCTGGATCGGCGTGAAGATAGGAC